TATTAATGGTGTTTGTTGGAATTCTACTTCTTCTTATATAACTGGATCTACTACTTCTTGGGTAAATTCTAGTTATTATCATGTTGCTGGAGGTGGATCATGGACTACTACTGGTTCAAGTCAATCATTTGATTATAAAGCGAATAAAGATGTTAACGCTGATGTTACTACAATTGTAAATGGATGGTTCTCCGCATCAGTACCTAATTATGGCTTTTTAATTAAACAGCCAACTAGTATAGAAAATAATGCATCTTCGTATATCGCTACAAAGTTTTTTAGCGTTGATACACACACTATATATCCTCCTACATTAGAAATGAAATGGGATGATAGTACTTATGTAGCAGGCACTACTGTTAGTGATAGCAATATAATTGTCAATTTAACTAATAATATAGATAAATTTAAGTACGGTACTCAGAAGTATAGAATGAATCTATCGGTAAGAGATAAATATCCAACTAGACAATTCTCTACATCATCAATATATTTAGCGAATAAGACTTTGCCTCAAACTTCATATTGGGCAATACAGGACGTTAAGACAGAAGAAATGGTATTAGACTTTGATACCTCTTATACAAAAATAAGTTGCAATGGAACTAGTAGCTATTTTGATGTATACATGAATGGATTAGAGCCAGAAAGATACTATAAAGTTTTAATAAAAACAGTATTGCCAACTCAAGAAACTTTAGAAATAGATAGTAACTTGATATTTAAAATCGTAAGGTAATGACAGAAAATGTAATTTTAGTAAAAAAGGTATACGGAGTAAATACGTATAATAAAGCTATTGATACTAGTTTTTCCGAATTAATTGCTCCACCAGTAGAATTACCTTCTACAACTATTACAGTAGATGAATTTTTTGGATATTATAATCAATTGTTTTATGATATACCAATTGATGGCGAAACTAATTCTCATATGTATTTAGTGACTAGAAGTTCTCAATATATTGGAGGATCAGTTGTAGACGCAGAAAAGCAAGCGCTAATAGATGAGATTAATTCATTAAGACAACAAATAATCGATCTTAGTCAAACCTATTTGACAATAAATAAATTAACCTAGTAATGGAAATAGTAAATATAAAATATAATGGCCCAGGAGTAGATGCTCAAATGTATAGCACTACAGATGAAAGCTTAATAATAAATAATTATATTGATGTTACTTACGGTAATGAAAATGATCATATAGAATTATTTGCTTATGATGATAATAATATTTTACTAGATTATAATTACAATCTTACACAATATCTATCTGATCCAAAGAATAAAAATAGTAATGGAGATTATAACGCTGTACTATTAGATCCTCAACAAGATGCAATTAATTTTGGTTATGATAGAGGAAGTATTAATCTTCAATACAACTTTTTAACTAATTTATTTAATTCTGCCTATGGAAGATTCTATTGGATAAAACAAATATCTAGCACAAGAACAGAATTAATACTTTCTTCTCAAATTATAAGTGATGCCTCTATTAGAGCAGGATTTGATGCCTATCAAGCCTATTCAGCAGCAAAAAGCTATTACTCTGATTTCTATTTGAATTTTGGATCTAATCAAATGGTTATTGCAGTTAATGTGGCGTTCACAGAAGATGCTGATGGCGCTCATCTATTAATAAAGCTATATGAACCATTACCAATTGATTTTGATGTAAAGACGACTCTCTGGATAGTCGATAAGGTAGCTGAATCTGTAAGCTATAATGTTAATGTAGAAATAGAAGCAGAGGCAGTAGTAGATCAATTTGCTCTTCGTGGACCAAACTTTAAAGTAGAAGTTAATCAAAAAGTAGGACAGACTACTCCATATTACAATTATCAAAACTTATTATCTAGTCCAATAACTTCATCTTATCAACAGATGCTAAGTTACTATCAAGATAAGTCAGTAGCGATAAATGTTAATTACACTGATTTGTCTAATTTTGTTCACTTCTCTAGTGCAACAGAAAGAATAAATAATTTTGTTTATAAGCTAAGGTTAATAGAAACTTATAATGCCAATATAAAATATCAAAAGTCAATAGTTAGTGGAAGTCTTATCTCATCAGGATCTATTACCAGCTTAAATGATAGTATAAATAATATAATAAATAAGTTCGATAACTATGAATATTATTTATATTATAGTTCAGAATCATTTGCTTGGCCTAAAAGTAATTCTACTAAGCCATACACACTATATTCAGTAACCTCCTCACAGGCTACTAGCTGGTTGGGCTCAGAAACAATTGTACCTAATGCCTCAACCTCGTCAATGCTGTATTCTGCTTCATTCTATGATGCTACGAATCCAGATAGGTTATCTAATACAATACCACAATACCTTCAGGATGATCCTAGTAATGCTCCATATGTGACATTCATGGATATGATTGGACAGCATTTTGATAACATTTGGATATACTATAAAGACGTAACCAATAGATACAATAATACGAACAATCCAAATACAGGTATCTCTATAGATATGGTATCAGACGCTTTAAAAGGATTAGGTGTATCAATATACACTAATACTAACGTGTCTGATAATCTATACTATTCCATGTTTGGCATTAATGCAGATGGTAGTTTGCTACCTCCAACTGGATCTGAGAAGATCACATCTATTGGAGGAAAGTATGTTACTTCTAGCTTAGCTACCCTTCCTGCTAATCAATTACAAGGAGAAGTATATAAAAGACTTTATCATAACTTACCTTATTTATTAAAAACTAAAGGCACACAAAGAGGTATTAAAGCGTTAATTGCATGCTACGGTATACCTGATAGTGTACTAACTGTTAATGAATTTGGTGGATATGATAGAGCTAGTCAAGATGGAGTATTTGAGATAAACAATAATAAAGCATATGTAGTTTCAAGTAGTGCAGAATTAAGCGGGTCTTTATTATCGCCATATACTACATTACAGCAATACACTAGCGATAGAAGACTAGATACTCCTAAGATAGAGGTTGGATTCTCTCCTGCTAATACTATCAATGCAAATATAACTAGTTCTTTAGGCTATTTTAACATAGATCAATATATAGGAAATCCTAATGATCAATACTCTAGTTCGTATAGTAGTTTAAACACTTTAAAAGATTCTTATTTCTCTAACTATACTCAGAAACATAGCATTTGGGAATACATAAGAATGGTGAAGTTTTATAATAATTCCTTATTTAAAATGATTAAGGACTTTGCTCCAGCAAGAGCAGATGTTTCTACGGGCATTATTATAAAGCCACATATGCTAGAGCGCAGTAAATATCCTCGTCATGAACCTACTGCGACTACTAGTTCATATGAAGATGATATTAAGATGCTTAAGATATCAGGATCAGATCCTATGGCTATATCAGCATCAACTAATTGGGTAGGAAATGTAGCTACCTCATTAGGTATCATACCTGTATCTCGTAGCGTAGCATTTGAGAAATATACAGGAGAATTTGGTGGATCAGTATTAAATACTAATGAAAAAGACTTTTCTCAATTAGAGCAAAGCTATCAGCCATTTAATACAGCATCAGTTCCTCAATATATAGATTTAGGCGCAACATATCATAACTATTTTAATTCTGTTAAATCAGATAAATACTTTGATTTAGATTATGATGCAAGTCAAAATGCTCCTGTTAATTTAAATTTAATAACGCAATCTATTAATAATGGACAAGCATCATTAAATGATAAGTATGCTCCATATGCACAACTACAAGATTATAATTATAGTGCTAGAAGAAGCGTAATTCCTAGATATAGTGGATCTAAGCTGTCTGCAGCAGTGTATAATTACTTTACGCCAGGAGACGTATCATACAATAATGATCCAGTAATAAATCATTATACAAACAGACTTGGACTATTTACTCAGATAGCGACTAGTTCATTTTTTCCTGGACAAGTGAATGCCACATTAGGTTATACCGTAGATATTAATGGAGGATTATTTGAGCTTAATCAGAATAACATAAATTGGGTAGATGTACAAAATACGTTTAAATCAGGTAAGACTATTACTATTAAGCAATTTGATAATAAAAAATATGGCAATCAAAAGGCTACAGATGGAGTAAAAAATATAATAGAAAGTGGATATAGTTATACTCCTATAATTTATTTTGGTAGTGTAGATAAAACATCTTCATTTACTAGTCTATCTGGTTTACCTATATATTTAGCAAGAGCTAATGATAATACCGCTATAAATAACTATATTAGTGGAAGTGTATCCCCGTGGCACGCAATAAGTTCGTCTACTCAAGGTAATTATGCCATGAATTTATTCAACAATTCGGTCGATAATGTTCCTTATTATACACCTGGAACAGCAACAATATTTCCAAGCTATGTAGCGCAAGATAGTAATCTGTATAATATAGCGGCATCATTAGATATCCTAACATCATATTCACTTTCTTCTTCAGTATCACTTAATACAACTTGGTCACTGCAATTAACACAATCTAGAGGAGCAACGATTATAGCGGCTGAAGCAATGACTATTAGCTCATCTAATAATTATGTGCCCGGTAATACGATAAGGATAGGTTCACAGATATGGACAACTAAAAATTTAGACGTTGCATATTACAGAAATGGAGATCCAATACCTGAAGTAACAGACCAAACAGAATGGGCTACTTTAAATACGGGTGCTTGGTGTAATTATGGTAACAATGCAGCATCTGGTTCTATTTATGGTAAATTATACAATAAATATGCAATCGATGATCCAAGAGGATTAGCTCCAGTAGGCTATCATATACCAAGCAATAGCGAATGGAACACGCTTTTATCACAATATAGCTCACCATTCAGTTATGGTAGATTAAAAGAGTATGGAATATCCCATTGGGCATCGCCCAACATTACATCTAGCTTAGCTGCAAGTGGATTTGATGCTTTACCTGGAGGGATTCGATATACAGGTTACGCTTCGTCTCCTGTAAATCTTAATTTTAAGTTTATTAGATCATCATCATTCTTTTGGACATCAGATAATTATTATCCTTATAATGCCAATTTTTCTGTTCAATTCGACTATAATAGCAATGGCTACTCCAGGGCGGCAACAAGTGATAACTGGGGATTGTCAGTACGCCTTATAGCTGATGACGCCGTTACACAAAGTCTATCAATTAATACAACAAAAACTCTAAATCAAAATGATATTTTAACATTTAAGCTCGCACTCGTAAATAGTACAAATGGTAACTTTACTGCATCCTATACTAACTCAAGTCTAAGAATAGCATCGGTGGCTGGTTCAACTGGATACGCAAACAGTTCATCGCCCTATATATCAGGCTCAACAGCAAGTAGCTCGCTCAATGAGATTATCTTTACTACGGGATCAAGTAAATACTATGCTCCAAACTATGTTTTTGCCCCTAACCCCATAACTGGATCAGGAGCTAGTTCACTGTATCCTCAATATGGAGATGTAAACGATCCATTTCAAATTAGTCCATTTGATAAAGTGGTAACCTATTTGCAAGATGGTACATCATTTACTGCTGATGTTGCAAGTGTAAGTACAGGTAGTGATGGAGCATTACATATTGCGCTATCAACTCCAATGCCTCAAATTGTAAAAGATAATTTAGGAAACTCAACATATACTAAATTCCTAATTGTTAAAAAAAATAAAGATGAACAAAACGTTATTATGAATTTCAATAAGAAAGATGGGGAAACTTCTTATGGATTTGTAATTCCAGAGGATATTAATCCGACAGTGATGCAAAACATAAATACAATACAGGCATCAGTTCAATCTCAGATATTATCATCACAAGCAAGTTCAACTACTGGATAATTCTATATTTTAGTATATTTATAAAAGACAAAACAAAATAAAACATGGCGTATTTAAATAACAACTCGGTAGTTATCGATGCTATCTTAACAAAAAAAGGTAGAGAGCTGCTTTCAAGAAATGATGCTTCTTTTACCATTAGTCAATTTTCTTTATCTGATGATGAGGTAGACTACACATTATACAATCCTTCTCATCCATCTGGATCGGCTTTCTACGGTGAGGCCATTGAGAATATGCCAGTTATTCAGGCATTTCCTGAAGATAATGAGATAATGAAGTATAGATTAATTACTCTTCCAAGAGGCACATCTGCATTACCTATCTTATCTATTGGATATAGTAGAATTGCGTTAGTTCAAGGCGCATCAATATCTATTACTCCACAAACGCTAAACTATTTAGGCGCCACATCTACTTATGAGCAGTCTGGTTATACATTTACTATTGGTGATGTAAGAACTATGAGTACATTTACAGGCGTAGGAGTTAACACTGCGACAGTAGCAACAGCAAACGCTACAACTACTATTGGAACAAATGTAAGTGCTACGGCGATAGGAACAACAATTAACTTAACTGCAACTACAGTAAATACTTTATTTGGAGCTCAAACTAGCTTATATACATTACTTACAGTTGTAGGTAGAGATTCAGGAGCAAGACTTACAGTACCAGTTCAAATCACTAAAAAAACACAGTAAACCATAACATATGTCGTATACCGCTTTAGCCTCTACTGATTTTGTAGTAAGCTCAGACTCAATAACCGCACCAGCTTGGAGCTCCAATCAGCCAACGTTATCAACATTTTTCACAGCATCTATTGCTACATCAACTAGCATAACTTCTGATGCATTCTATTTGAATGTTTATCAGACCGCTTCTACAGCTGTTGGTGCAGCTGTACAGTTCTCTATTGCATATGGCAATCAAACTGGATTAGGCGCTAATGTGTATAATGGACTAGTAACAGGAGTTACTCCATCATTAACCACTTATAAGCAATATAAGAATTTAGTATATGGACCAACAGTTACCGGTTCACAAGGCTTTAATTTTGGTGGAACAGCTACTAATGCTAGTGATATATTTGCAATCAATATAGATAGAAATAGATATAAAGAGAGCTTATTTCCTGGAACGTTTAATTTAAAACTATCAGGATCTGCTGGTACCATTAGCTTATGTGATAACAGTTTAGATAGCTCAGTAATTACTTATTTAGATTGCGGAAGAGTATTTGATATTGTATCAGGATCTAACGGCCATGCAGCAACTACAACTAGTACTAGTCAAATATCAAACGGATACACGGTATCTGGATCTTATGGACTATTCCTTCCAGATATTGGTGTAATCATTTTGAATCCAAGAGCTTTAGCATTAAATGCTGCTTACGGTGGAATTGGTATGACTTTCGATGCTACTTATACTGCAGCTACTCCATATTCTTCCATAAACAATACGAATTTATTTAATGCAATTTCAGGAAGCGGAGCAGCATCTTTTCAATTAAACTCTCAGGAGACTATATCTTCTAACTATATATTCGTTAGAGTTAAAAATGCAGAATATAACTACACATCAAATCCTACATTCTTATCAGGATCAGGCGGAGGTTTAGTATACTCTACGCTAATTAATAGTCCTCAAACCTATGTAACTACCGTTGGATTATACAATCAAAATTCTGATCTTTTGGCTGTGGCTAAAATGTCTAGACCAATGGTAAAAGATTTTACTAAAGAGGCATTGATTAGAGTTAAATTAGATTGGTAATAAAAACACACAATGAGTAGATCGTCAAATACAATACACACATCTGACATATCTATTACGCCTATAAAACTGAAATACCTAACGACCTATAACTCTAGTTCAATAAGTCAAGCAGGTATTTCAGTTTTTAGTGGGAGTAATGGAACAATAAGTCTATCAGGAGGAATACCTCAGTCTACTTTAAACTATTATTCTATTAAGCAGTTATACTATTCTAACTATTTAACAGGATCATTTCTAACTACCACTTCTAGTTTTGATAATAGTTTACAGTCTACGGCTGCATCAGGTACATTAGAAGCCGATGTAAGAATATTTCCCACTGCGCTAAATGCAAGCATTAAGGGTTTATCGATACCAAGATCTGTATTCGGTCAAAGAATATCTCCAAAAACATTTGCTATTACTTCATCTTTATATACAATAGTAGATGATGGAAATGGAAATCTTGTAGATCTATTCTATGATACAGATACGTACATATCAGGAGGCTATTTTAATCCTGATTTATACTATGAAGCCACTTCATCAATATTAGCAGGTGCTCATGTAGGAAACATATTATATGCTCAAGGAATGGTAATAATAACGAATCCAGACTATCAAAACTTATTTTAATTAGACACTGTATTATATTTATACATAAAGACAATACTTCACAATGGGAATAACATTTCGTACTACATCAACTCCTAACTCTGCAGCAACCTCTGTAAAGAATGCTTCACTTACATATACTGAAGGTGATGGTAACTTAGCCTACTTGTTAACCAATATGTCAGGTAGTAATATCAGCATCACTGGATCTAGTAGTGTTGGAATTTCGGGTAGTCTTCAAATAATAGGAACGGGGCCTAATGGTGCTATATTTGGTAATAGTGTTGGATCAACAGGAACTGTACAAATAACAACCTCCCCAGTAGGATCACCCATAGGTTCTAGATTAATGTTTGGAACCGATAATACTGGATACTATTTTGGTATTGCTAAAAATTATAATGGTGCTATTACTGATCTTATTAAAATAGGAGATGGAGGATATCTTAGTAATGGAGTACAAATAGTAAATGATGGCTTAGTTGGAGCTAGATTGGCTGTAGGCGCAACTTCATTCTATAATAGCGATAAATTACAAGTTTTTGGTGATTCTTGGTTTAATGGAAATAAACTTAGAGGAGTAACTCGTATAAGCAATAATAACTACGAATCTATTTCCTATATAGATACCCCATTATATGGTAGTTATGGTTGGACATTCTATACTCCAAATGCTGCTGCCAATGTAGGCTTAAAAAGATTTGAAGTAGGTAATGGTGCAGATGTAGTTAATAGCACATTTAGTAATAGTAATCTTATAGTAGATACCGGCAATATTGGTATAGGTAATACATCACCAGCTGATCCAATACATATTGGTACATCAAATCCTATTCAAATTGGAAGAAATGCTGGATTAGATAGCGGAACCTCTTATTATAAAGCATATGAACAACATTTAGCCATAAACAATACTTTCGCAAGTGGAAGAGTTAATTTACAGATTAGCGGATCTACTAAACTACAAGTAACTACGAATGGAGATATAGGAATAAATGTTACCGCGTCTCAATTTGATGGATCAAATCCAGAAAAACTATTAGTATCAGCATCGAATATTAATGCTATAGTTGCAAAAGCTAATATTAATAACTATACTCAATTAAATATAGTTAATAAGAATGCAGGAACGCTATCATCAGCAGATGTGGTAGCTACAAACGATACTGGTACAGAGAATGGCAATTATGTCAATATGGGCATTAATAGTTCTGGATTTACAACAACTGCTACAAGTGTAGGCGCAGCTAATGATGCCTATCTTTATAATACAGGATCATCAGGAGCAAATCTATGGATAGGTAATACTACTCCAGGTACTAATAGCAGTATTAAACTATTTGCTGGTAATATTGCAACTTCTGCTACGGTAACTATAACATCAAGCAGTCTAGCTTTAACTGGATCTCTATTAATGAGATCTGGCTCTAATGCAAGCATAGGTACTGCGCAATTATCAGGAACACCTGGAACAGTCTTAGTATCAACAACAGCAGTAACATTAAATAGTAAAATATTTGTAAGTGTTGCATCTGGAAGTGGAACAAGAGGCTTTTTAAATGCAAATGTCCTATCAGCTGGATCATTCGCAATAAGCTCATCTGCAAATGAAACATCAACAGTTAATTGGCTTATAATAAACTAATAGTAACTAAATGTCTATAGAAAAGGTACAATATAATCTCTCTTTAAAAGCAGAATCAATTATATATCAGAATGAGGTAAGATGCCATGTAAATGAGAATGACTTTAATTATTCTCAGAATCCAACAATGCTAAAGAATGGCAATGTTACTACAGGTTCAGCAGCTTATCCATACTTTACCCCTAAAGGCGATGTAGCAAGAATAGGTTTACCAATAGACGGTACCCTAGCTGATAATGTAACTGGCTCTGACTTTAGACCTTATGCTACCACCATTGGACTCTTTAATGAAACAGGCGACTTATTAGTAGTAGGTAAACTAGCAACCCCTTATCCGATTCCTTCAAATAGTGATATGACTTTTATCATTCGCTATGATTCTTAAATATAAAAATAATGTTATGGCAAAAAAGAAATATGGCGTAAGATACCACGCAGTAAAAAATGGTTTTAGAAGTGGACTAGAAGAAACGGTTTCTGCTCAACTAACCGAAAAGAATGTAGAGTTTGAGTATGAAAGCAAAGCGAACACAGTAAAATATGTGGTACCTGCAAGCAATCACACATACCTCCCAGACTTTAAACTGCCAAACGGAATCATTGTAGAGACTAAGGGCAGATTAATGCTAGCAGATAAGAAGAAACATATCCTCATAAAAGAACAGCATCCAGAGTTAGATATAAGATTTGTATTTAGTAATAGCAATGCTAAGATGAGCAAAGCCTCAAAGACCACTTAAGCAATGTGGGCAGATAAACAAGGATTCAAGTAGGCAGATAAGATGATCCCACAAAGTTGGATAGACGAGGTTAAATAGGATTGTGATTGGAGATCACCAGATCGCACAGGATCAACTAGAATAGAATCTCTATATAAACTATAAGAAAACTAAAAAGGAGCCCCAAAAGAGCTCCTATTTTATTATATAGTCTTTGTAAAGAATGCCTTTAGTTTCTCGTGCAATTCATATGCTTCATCATCATTTAATTTTCTTGCAGCATCTTGCGTTAATTGAATTATTTTTTCGTAATAGCTATCAACTTTGCTTTCTATTAAAAGATCTGTTAGTTTTATTTGCATTGGAAATCTATTTTTAGTGATTATAATATACTAATAAATACTAGACTAATACATTAATTCTCTAGCTTTGATATCGGCTAAAAACTCTGGACTATTTCCCAAGTTGAATGTATCGTTAAATATCCAAGTGTATGGAATGTTTTTAGTTGGCTTCTTAGCGCCATGAGCGATACCAATATGCTTCCAGAAAAAGCAAGTTTTATCCTCAATATTCAACCACTTTTGACTAGTCATAGGATTAGATGGATGATTAACCAAAGTTTCCATTTGGTGTAACCATTGCGCAGCTTGTTTATTTTCAGGAATAAACTCTCCCAATTCATTAATAGTATACTTAACTTTACCATTTAGATTCTGACCATCAAATACCTGATGAAGTCCATCGAAGTGACCAGTACCTCCAAACAAAACAGATTCAGGATCTACTAAATGAGGATAGCTCATAGCAATATAGCGAGCCGTATTCTTGCACGGATATAATGGACTTCTAAAGTTTTGATGCTGTTTAAAATAGGCTTCTAAGATCTTAGCAAACTCCATCATAGTATATCTGCCTCTCTTTCCTGATTCAACATCATCTAATACACTCCTTAAATGCTTAGCAGCAGTTAGGGTATCAGTTAGCAACCAGTCTTTAACGATAGTGCCTTTAGGATAATAGATTTGGAATAGATCATTTCTTGCGTGTCTATTCTCTATGAAGTGAGCTTTAGTAGCTTCCTCTCCTTCGTGAATAAGTTTGTTTAGTGTACCCCAATGCTCATTAGAGAAAGAGAACACTAGTGTATAATACATACGCAGTTTATTATCAGTGACTGACTGCATAAGATCACAGAATGGATGCTCATGCCAATGTAGTCTGTGGCTAAAGATTTGATACTCTTCCTTAAGCAGCGTGTCTTCTCTTGCATCAAACTTTTGACAGAACTCAAAGAACTTATCAATTCGCTGATCAAGAGTCCAATCTCTCATCCAACTTGATTTAGGCTTCTTGCCTTTAAATTCTACATCGCAAGTGTTTTCGTATATTATATTACTCATAATTTATAATCTTTTTCTAGTAATTCATAAAGTGATTCAAAGCTATATGCAATAGGATTGCCATCTTTATCATTAGCGCCGTGTCTAATATCACCAACTTGGTGTACTAATTCCATATCACCATCTTCATTGGTTTCATAACAATCATTGATACTCCAATCTTTCTCTCCCCATTCTGCTTCGAATGCAAACCAATATATCCAATCAACCCCTTCTTCTGTGTAATGAGATAATAGACTTGCTT